CATTCTCGATAAGTCTTTAGTCTGCTTATCTCCGATAGCTCCAAGCTCTGAGTTGAGCGCCCACCAGAACTGTTTAATTTCAGGTGATTTAACCGCGTTTCTAAGTGGGAAGACAAGTCTGAACTTTGGATGATCAGCGGTAGAAGACGCGGTGCTATAACACACATAATAAAAATTACCAAAACGATTACGTAACTCACTTTGCAAGTCTCCTTTAAATTTATGATCATCTACATCTAATGCTGCCCAGCCACTCCATTGTGTAACATTGATGTTAGCACGTGTAGTACCTGCAATATAACTTGCAGGAGATATAAGAGATGCGTCTTTCTTACTGTTTAATTTAGCCTTAGATAACTTATACAACAAAGCCTCAAACTGTTGCCAGTCTGAGAACTCCATAGACTTTACAGTCTCGTTATCGTATATGCTTTTAAAAAGCGTTAAGGATGTCATCTTACAAACCAGCACCAACGTCGCCATGATTGCCATAATGAGTTGGTGCTACCCAATCAGTAGGCTTTAATAGATCTGGTAAACCGAAAGGATTAGGCCGACCTTCTTTGATACCCGGCTCTTTTGCCATATTAGCTGCGTTTACTTTATTCCATGCATCAGCAGCATTTACACCGAATACATCAAGTGTACCGATAGCAAATACACATAGATCAATAAGTCCATCAACTACTTCTTCTGCGTCCTTATCTTTCATTGCATCAAACGTTTCAGTCATCTCTTCTTGGCACATTGCAAGACGGAACGCCAAATATTTTTGCATTAGTTCTCGATCGCCTTTATTCTCTTCGAACCAAGCTTTGACACCGAACTTATCATGCATGTCACTTATATCTTTAACCCAATTATAAGTCATCTAGATTACTCCACTTCTTTAGTTTTTCACGTTTAGCATCAGCACAAGCAAGTACATTATCCTTCCTTATAAGCTGAGCTTCTTCCATTAGTTGAATCATACAGGTTATATCACCGATCTCTGATTCTAGTAGTTCGGCACCCTTTCCAAATCGAATGATCTTTGAAGCTTCGATTGTAGCTTCAGCACACTCTTCCATAAAGATTACTAGCAATTCCTCGTCTTTGGTCATAATACTCGCCTTGTTTAATTGTAATCATAGATCTATTATAACACGCATTACGCATAATGTACATCTTTTATTTCAACCGATTTCACAACCGATTTCAACCGATTTCATCCAAAGAAATCCTCTAGTGAAATTTTAGGTTCTGGAGACCAGCCAATCGCATCAAGAATAGGTATGACTGGATCAAGAAACGTTTTTTCGAACTGTTTATTGTAATCAATATACTTATCAAGGTGCAATTCAGGAGCAAGATATGTAGGGAATGATATTACGTTTTCACGAATACTGTTTGGCATCTTAAGGTAACAGAACTTGATTTTTTCACCGTTCTGAATCAGCTCATGTTTCTTTTGCAAACCTAGCAGCTTGATGTGATGGTTATATAACAGCGCACCACGTACATGAATAGGCGTACCTTTTGCGTATATACCATCGCGCTTACGTGACCACTTACTTATATCGCTTACACCTCTTGGAAACGATACTTGTTCTGCAGACAATGTGCTGAAGTATGTTTTAAACTGAGCAATAGCTTTTTGCACTTGATCTTCATCGCCTTTGACTATGACCTTGAACAACGCCTTTAACGCATCACGACAGGCAGAAGGTGTAGAAGACTTAATAGCTTCGATACCCATAATCTTGAGCTTTGGTTCTGCGTATTGTACACCTTCGTTATTGTGCACGTTTAGTATGTATCGTTTCTTGGCAGTCCATATTCCACGATCAGCAATAGCTTCACGAGCCATAACCATACGTGGAGTATAGCAACCGAACATATCATATAGTCTTGCGTAAGACTTTTCCAACATAGGAATGAACTGTTCTTCACAGATCTTGTCAATCGTTACTACTTCTTCACCAGGCTTAACGTACTTTTTAACAAGGTTACCGAACTGTACATATACCGAATCTGTATCAATAGCAATAACATAATCAGTACCATCAGTTTCGCATACTTTATTCATGAATTGATTAACTGACTTTTCAGCCCAGCGGATAACTGTTTGACCGGTGAGAGTAATACCTTCAGCAATACGAAGATCGTAATAACGGAACCACCTGTTACCTAACGCGCCATAAAGAGAGTTAAGAAGAAGTTTGATTGCCATCTGTTGGTTTTCATAACGAGATATGTCACGTTCAATACGAATGATTTCAGACTTATTACTTTTGTCTGTGTTTTCTTTTTCTTGCTGAGAGGCCAACATCTTTTTCTTGATTATGCTACGTTCAGAATAGTATTCAACGATGATCTTAGGAAGAACACCTTGCTTTTCCTTTTTAAAGTATACGCCGTTGGCTGCAAGTGCGTAGTCAGTATCATTCACATGAGTCTCAGACAGACCTACATCTGGATTCATATGAGCACGATCACCTTCAACAATAGTTTCTGGTGACATATTCCATTGAACAATGATGTTAGGATATAGTGAGTTTAAATCGAATGATGTTACCCATTCATGCATTCCAACCTGAGGAGCTTTAACATAGCCACCCGGATAATCTGCTTTAAACTTGTCACCATTAGGAGGAACTACTATGCCACGATCACTTAGATCACGATATAAGATAGCATCCCATATAGCTGTAGTACCAAGAGTATCAGAGTAGTTAACACCACCACGATATGCCATGGTCATTGCCAATGTGATTAAGCCCATTTTGTCTTCAAGGCGATCAATCAGTTCAACGTCTTTGATGTTGTAATCAATAAACTTTTGGAAGTCATTCTTATACAATGAATGCAAGTCAGTGTATTCATCGTAAGAAAGCTTTCTTTCACCGAGTACCACATGAGCAATATGATCGAGCTTATATGATTCTTGAGGACCATAAGAGTGACCAAACTTTTTGAATAGTTCCATGTAATCTAGCTGAGCAATGCCAGTCAATTCGTATGACTGTTGATCACGACCCATTGTAGTTACCCTACGCTCGTTAATCAAACCCCATGGAGACATGCGCTTAGCAGTATCAATTCCAAAGAGTCTTGCAAGACGATTGACGAGATATGTTATATCAAAGAAACGTACGTTCCAACCAGTAACAACATCAGGGCAATGGATAGGAGAAGACCAATGGCTAAGGAACTTTGTTAAGAGTTCAGCTTCGTCTTTGCAGTGTTCATATTGGACTATATGCGATTGCATAATAGATTTAGATACATCATAAGGGTGCGATGCCCAAACATAATAGATGTCATCTTTGTTGTTTTTCATACAGATAGCAGTGACTTCTTTCTCTGCGAGTTCAGGTTCTGGAAAGCCATCGTCTGAAGCAGTTTCAATATCAATAGATGTTACGTTAACCGCATCTCTATCAAATTCAATCTTACCTGGAAACTTTTCTTGTAGGTATTGCACGACATAGTTCTTATTGCCATACAACTCTTTAGAGCCGATAGTACCATAAGTCTGTTCGTGAAGTTTAACGTCTGCCATTTTAGCAAAGTTAATAGGACTGACGTGTTCACCATCTAAGGAATAGTCAGTGCCATTGTGATCTAGTTGATATAAGGTAGGACTGAATTTAACACGAGTTTCATGTCTGTGACCTTTCTTATATCCACGATATAGTAAACTGTTGCCGTATCGTGCTACGTTTGTGTAGAATTCCATAAGCTTTTCTCCAAATTGATATGTATATTATAACACAGTTTATTGGAAATGTACACCTATTTCTTCATCTATTTCAGCTTCATCTGATTTCTGATAAACCAAAGCAACGACACGTTCGTATTGATCTACGACTTCCGGATCAGCTGGACCATAGAATATTACGTTATCAGTATGAACTGATATATCCATAATTGGTTGTTTTAAGAATTCTGGCCAGGGCATTGTTACCAATTGGCCATCAACGATTTCTGCAGATAACGGTTGTATCAACAGTAGTTTGAAGTTAGTGACGTCAGAGACCTGACTAAGAATAGTTTCACCAGAGGTGAGTTTTGTTGCGTATAGCATATATGCTCCATAATTAAAAGTGAGAGGCTTTGCAGCCTCTCGAGTTAGCATTCAACTTAATGATCTTTACAATAGAAATGGTTCAAAGACTTGTAACGCATTTCTTCTGAACGTAGCAACAGTTTTTGTCTACGTTCGAGATCGGCTAGAGATACTGACCTGCTCAAGTAAGCTTCTTCAGGAGACATTTGCCAGATCTTAACTTTATTAGACCACCAAACTTTAAGATTTTTAAACATTCTTATTGCCCTCTCTTCTGATAGAATTCATTATAGGCGGTAATATTCATTTCGAATAGTAACGAACTATAAGTGTGATACGGATATTCTTTAAGCATGTATTCAGCAATAACTGCATTAGCCGATAGTTGGCGTGAGAGTATTAATGAATCATGGCGTTTCTTTAAGAATTTCTTAATAACACTAAGAAAAGGTACAATAGTAAAGCTAAATATTTTCGTTGAGTAGTTGACTGTTTGGGACATTTTTGGATTCCTCGTTAGTTCCAATGTTAATTTTACGAGGACGCTGATCTTCAGGGATAATAACCTTCAATGCAATTGCAAGGATACCATCAACGATGTCTGCTCCGTGCACATGCACGTGTTCCGACAGCCGAAAAGTGCGTTTGAACTTCTTCGTAGAAATACCACGATGAACGTATTCACGACCTTTCTTTACATGCTCTCCTGTAATAGTGAGAGTCCTTTCATCAAGTTCAATATCAATACCTTCTTTACTGAATCCTGCAACCGCTAATTCGATTAGATAGTCGTCTGGTCCAGTGATAATGATATTATGTGGTGGGTAGTGATCATGGGCATGCTTAGTAACATGTTCCAATTCTTTAAAAAGATGATCGAACCCAATAAACGCTGATGATGGATATAAGTTTTGCGAAGGGTTAATTCTTCTAATGCCTGTCATTGTATTCTCCTTTTTCAAGCAAGATAGTATTTATAGGAACCAAGCTAGCCTTGCATTCCGATGTTATTTATATATTATTTAGAGGCCGATTGATCTTTAATCCACTTAATTGCGATTCTATTTTCAGGCTTCTTTTTAGACCATTTCATCATCCAGGTGTAAGCACGCAGTGTTGCTCCTTCGATGTTAGAACCATTAGAGTTATCTACTATAACCATTCTTTCTCTAAATAGGTTTTGAAATTTACCGATATTGTTTTGCACACCTTGCCACATCTTCTCAACATCTTTATCTGCTAAAGAACGCTTTCTTAATTTGTTGCGTTCTAATGCAGTATCTAGATCTGCGTTGACAAAGATCATAGCTACAGCGTATCCTATGTTTCTTAAGTCATTGACTTGGCCAGCAATCTTATTATAGTCTTTGCCAGTACCATCTATAACAATACCGTTTCTACCTTCAAGGGCTCTATACATTTGTTTACCTGTAATAGCTTTTGCACTTGCCCTTGCGATTTGCCCGGTAGGCGACATGATATTATCAGGTGTTGCTTCAAGACCAGCTTTAGCTAACGCTTTCTCAAACGCTATGTCTGAGTTGATAAGCTTAAACCCAAGAGGTTGTAAAGCAGTCTTACCTACAACGAAAGACTTTCCAGAGCCTGGTCCACCAGCTAAAAATATAGCTTTAAATATTGCAGGATCATTGACACCCTCGTCTAGAAATTCCTGAAAAGCTTTCATCCGTATGTACCCTTGATTTGTGTTTATACATCTATTTATTAAAGAATGATCTTTGATGCTGGAGCAAGAATCTTAGAGAACATCGTTTGATATTGCTTCCTAAGTGAGTCAACAGGATCAACAATAAACATAATAGACTGTTCTTTTACATCCATGCCATCTTCATTTTGATAGGCAGTAGAATAACCCATGAATGGTGCAAGGCCAAGAGAGTTAGCTTCAGTTGGTATTAATATAGCAACATCAGTTAAATTGTATTTTGCTGTAATTGTGTCAGAAGTTACTGTACATAAGAGTTCTTCACCTGTGACAAGACGAACGATTTTAATTTCGTTTTGTAGTTTCATGCTTAATTTATCCTGTAATTATATTGTAAATTTCTTTCCAGTTCTGTACACGCTTTGCATCACCAGTATAGTCGGCGTTGAAAGAGTGAGAGATCAAGAGACTGTCTAAACCAAGAGCAACACCAAGGTCTGCATTCTGTGGCTTATCTTCTACCCAATACATATCACTACCGCGATATTGTTCTAGGGCTTCGTCTTTGTCTGCACCAGTGTCTAAACACACCAGCTCTTCAAAGATAGTAGGGCCGAACAACTGATCAAGGTTTTGCTTCCGTAAACGGTAGGCTGCTTGGTTGAGGCTCATACTTGTAATGCAACGGAAGACATAACCATGTTCTTCGTGCAACTTACGTACGTATTTAATGGCATCACGCAGTGGTGATAAGTAACGCATCTCTGCGCTTTCGTTAAAGCTTTTTACTAACTTTTTAGTTTCTGCTCGAGTCATATCGAACATGATTTCCATATCATAAGTGTCTGAAACAACTGGCTTGTGGCCTTTTGATTTCATCCACTTCTTAAAACCGTGAACCCAATCAACGAGAACACCGTCACAGTCTGTTAGTATTACTTTTTCTTTCATTATATATTCCTTATTTCAATTTGTATTTAGTGCGAACATGTAGGCATTGAATGTTATGACCACCAGCATAAAAGGTTTCAAAGGAGAAGACTTTTCCATTATCTAATTTCCAAGCTCCTTCCATATAACCGTCTAGACCGTTTCTGCAAAATAGCTTTTCAACGCTATTAACTTCGAAGTCGATCTTCTTTGCTACAGCAACTTCAATCTTCATAAGCTTTTGAAGAGCTTCTTTTTGAGCTTTGATTAACCAATCATCAACACTATAATAAGCAATCAGTTGTTGATCACCTTGGTTGATACCCATTTCATTATAAAGACTGCGCCTAGCGTCACCACGCATATAGTATTTGCCTGCGATGAGCTTACGATCTTCGTAGCGTTCATCGATAGCTAGCTTAGTTTCATCAGAATGCATCCACGTTCTTGTGTTAGTAAGATAGTTAACACGATCAGTTACCCATTTTTCCATTAAAGGACGAACAGTTTCCTTGATCTCTTCAGCGATTTGCTTAATAACTATACTGTTTTTCATGTGTTAACCTCATCAATTTATATAACTATTATATCAAAGATCGATGAGATTGTACACTGTTATTTTAGAATGGTTTGATCTAAGCTTATAACTTTTTGGTATAAGCAACAAGATCTATTTGTTACCGATATTATATTTCGGACACAATTCCCATTTAGATTTTTCTTTGTATGAGACTACTTTAATTTGTCTCAGCGGTGCACGTGTGAGAGCTTCCTCTAGAGAGAATTGAACTAATCCCCAATCACTTAATAGAGTAGCAATCGTATTGCGCCTATGAATATCGTTTTCTAATAGATTAGAAGGTTTCCCATCTAATAAGAAGAGCTCTTTAAAGTGGACTATGAAGTAGCGTCCTTGCTTATGTAGGATATGACAAGACTGAAACAGCTTGTTATCATGACGTGAAGCCACGCCGATCCGTGTTAGAGTTTCCCGTACTTTTAGAAAATCGTCTGGTTCGTTTAGAATAACTTCTAGCATTAATGCTGGAGTCCATTCTATGGGTTTACTTTCTTCCACCTTTGTACACCTTCAATTTTAATTCTTCAATTTGTTGATCAGATAATATTGTCAAAACTTGGCGTGCTTTTTCATTGCTATAGCCATAATATTCTTTAACAACTTCTAAGTTATCAGGATTAGTTGGTTTAGCCCATTTGGCGAAACGTTTCTTTTTCCTAACACTATTTATCAAAAAAGAAAACTGGAGTTTTGAGTCAAGGTGGTGGTACCTATTCATCTCATTTGCAAGAAGAACTGTGTCTTGAAAGTAAGAAAGCGAACGGTTAACCATAAAGGAGTTATAACCCTTTTCAGTTAGATCGTCAACCATCACATTCTTTTTAGTGTTGTTGATTGCATTTATATATTCAAACGGGTTCATTATTAATCCTTTGGCGCAATTCCGTAGTGGAGTATTCATGGTCACGGCTATTGTAGTAGGTTTCATGCCACCAATTACGACTGCCAGTGAAAGCCTTACCTTTATACTCTTCGCCTATAATACGAATTTCAATCGGTAGAGTATTAAGGAGTGATTCTAGTTCAGCTTCAGTTGTATACGTATGAATCTCGTCTACGTATTTACAACCTTCAAGTTGAATTATGCGTTCTTCTAAGCTCTGAATTGGCTTATTCTTTTCAGGACGCTCAACACTCGGATCAATATGTAATCCAACTATCAAGTAGTCACATTGCTTAGAGGCTTCTTTAAGCATAAGTATGTGACCAGCATGAAGCAAATCAAAAGACGAGGCTGTGAAGCCAGTAAACCAATAGCTTAAAGCCATTCCGCACCAGCCATTATCTCTGTCAGGCATGCTACCATATTCATTTCATGATCAGCTACAAATGCATTCTTATACTGGTAATCAGCAAGAATGATTATAACTTGTGGAATAGAATGTGGTTGCAGGTGGTCTGACATTTTATCGTATACTGCACGAAAGATAGTATGCGGTTCGGTATCAATGTTATTAACAACCCATTGACGCATACCTTTAAAGTCTTTACCTTTAAGTTTATCCATTAAGGATTTAACGTTGTTGTCACCTAGATTAACTAGAACACCAGCATCAATAGTACCACTAACAGAATACCTTTGTAATTCATTTAAGACACGACGCCAATCAGGAAAGTAACGTTGAACAAGTTGTGCTAGAACTTGCTTATCAAACGTGACGTTTTCCTTATTAAGAATATCTATAGTACGCTTAAAGAAAGCACCAGCAATTGCAGGCTTTTCTTTGTTTGGGATAGCGAACTCATAGACAGAACAACGTGAGTGGAGTGGCTCAATGATACGGTTCTTAAAGTTGCATGTCATTATGAAACGACAGTTGTTTGAGAACTCTTCTATGAAGCCACGTAAAGCGGGTTGGGTTGATTGAGGATTAAGGTAATCAGCCTCATCCAGAATTACTACCTTATAACCGCCTTGCAGTGACACACTAGAAGCAAACTGTTTGATCTTGCCACGTAGTGTGTCTATGTTACCTTCTTCAGATCCGTTGATTATGATGTAATCAAGTTCAAGTTCATTGCAGAGTGCTTTGGCAACAGTTGTTTTACCTACACCAGCTGTACCACTGAACAACATGTTCGGCAACTGACCTGTAGATAAGATTTCACTGAATACACTATCGATAGATTTCGGTAGTATACAATCAGAGATGGTTTGTGGGCGATACTTTTCCACCCATAAGAATTCATTAGACATTCACGATTACTCCATTATATAAAAAGATAAGACTATTATAACACATATTGTTAGATATGTACACGTTTATTTGATATGTACACATTTATTTGATATATAAATGTATATCATTACATGACGATGATATATAAATGTATATCATACATCTCTATTTAATCCCAAAGATTTTCATAATATTTTCCAAACAGTTTAAATCCATTAGTCATTCGTAGTTGATGTGCTTGTTGTCCTTCACGGTCTTCCCACACAAGTTTCAATCCAAATAGACTTTCAGTGTCATCTGTTGCTTCTTCTTTACTAATAGATTTGTACTCGTAATAGTCACCTTGCCAATCATCTTTACACTTTTGTTCGAACGCCCAGATCATTTTATCCATAATGTCATTCCACTTAGCTTCAGTTAAATCTGCAGGATAGCCATGATTAGTTTCCTTAAGCTGTTTAAGCATAGGAAGGATAATATGAGCTAAGGAATGATCCATGCTCCAAGTGTCCCACTTGTCTATTTTAACTTTGATAGACTGTTGT